GGTACAGTTCAACTAGTACATGATGGAACTGTTGGACTGACATATAAAGGTGGTAAAGTAGGCATAGGTACTAGCTCTATTAATGGAGTTTTTACTGCACAAGGTACACCTATGACTGCTATATCTGCTCAAACTGTAGCTGATATTTTTGGAGATGTTCAACAAGATGCAGATAAAGGTGGTGGTATTGGATTAGGTGGAAGATATATAACAAATTCTAATTCAGTAACTGCTTTTGCAGAAATTTCAGGAGTAAAAGCTAATAACACAAGTGCTAATTATGAAGGTGAAATGGTCTTTAAGACTCGTGTTAATGGTGGTAACCTAACCGAAAGAATGAGAATAGATGGCTCAGGTAACGTAGGTATAGGTCGCTCAACTAATATTGATAAAAAATTACATATACTATCATCTACAAGTGGTGATGGTATAACCTTAGAACAATCTAGCACAGGTTCAAACACAATAAGGTTTGAAGCAAACAGTTCTGGTTTAAGAGGTCTTTTTGGTTCAGAAGATAGTGATGGTGGAGCAATTTTAAGTGGCTCTAGTGGATACTCTATGGTTCTTAGGTCTGAATCTGATATATTCCTTGCTACTAATGGAAATAATGAAGCATTAAAAATAGATACTAGCCAAAACGCTACATTTGCTGGTACAATAATTGTTCAAGATAATAATGGGATTACTACTGGAACATCTGATGGCTCTGATAACAAAAGTGTAGTAATCGCAGGCGGTGGTGCTCAAGGATTTTCAAGAGGAGCATATCTAAATTTATCTGGAAATGAAGATTCATCGTCAGGTAGAATGCTTTTATCTTCGGGTGGTAGTGCAAGTACATATGGTACTTTAGAGATAGTAAGTGGTGAAATTAAATTAGGAGTTGGTGGAAATGATAAAATGACTATTGACTCTTCAGGTAACGTAACTGTAAATAGTGGCTCTGCAATTCAATTTGGAGATAGTTCATATAAGATTATTGGCTCAACTGCTGGCAACTATTTAAGATTCTACACAGAATCAACTCAAGCATTACAAATTGATGATTCGCAAAAAGCCACATTTGCTGGTAACGTAAAAATAACTAAGGCTGAATCATCTGCTAGTGAATTTATAAGTGCATTAGAAATCAATAGAGATTATGGTAGTGCAACAGGAACAGACTTACTAACTGGGATGATTTTTACAGATGATAATTCTGTACAAGCTGGAATATTTACTAACAGATATAGTTCTGCTAGTAACTATAATAGTAGACTTCAGTTTTATGTAAATAATAGTTCATCGAGTATGACGCCACAAACTGCTTTAGGTGACCCGTCAATGATAATTGATGAAAACTCACGAATCTCACTATCCAATAATGATAGTGGTACTGGTAATACTATATTTGGATATAAGGCTGGTAATGCGATTACAACAGGACATAACAATGTTGTTATGGGTAACAATGCTCTTTTAAACTCACAAGATATAGGATTTGCAGTAGCTATTGGTAATAGTGCGATGTCAAGTGGTACTATGACTAATGGTGCTGATGGAACAATAGCTATTGGTCAATCTTCACTCACAAATTTGACTTCAGGTGGTAAAAATGTTGCTTTAGGCTACTTATCTGGTTCACAGATTACAACTGGAGATTCTAATGTTGCTATTGGTCACCAAGCTATGGATGAAATTAGTACGGGTGATAGAAATATAGCTATTGGTCATAATGCAATAGGTAACGCTCAAGGTGGTGCTAATTCTGGTGGTTCAAAAGATAATATTGCGATAGGTTTTCAATCTCAAGGTGGTGCATGGTCAGATGTTGAATGTCTTAAAAATACTTCTATAGGAAGTTACTCTCTTGATGGAGCTTTAAATGGAGCATTACAAAATACGGCAATAGGTTATGCTAGTTTAGGTGCAGTTACTCAAGGTGATAATAACGTAGCAGTTGGTATGGAAGCTGGTGATAATATTACGACAGGAACTAAAAATGTAACTATTGGACAACAAGCAAAAACAAGTGCAGTTGGGTCAAATAATCAAATTGTAATTGGTGCTACTACAACTGGTGTAGAAGATAACTCAGTAACTCTAGGTAATGCAGATGTAACTGCAGTTTACATGGCTCAAGATAGTGGTGCATCTATTTTTTGTGGAGATATACTTTCAGGTAGAGCCTCTGCTGGTTCAACTGGGAATGGTCATACTATCAGGTCTGCTGATTCAGCTATCTTTAGTAGAGATGCGAGTGGTGAAACAATGCAAGTTTGTAGAAATGCAGACAACGGACAATTTATTCAATTTAGAGCAAATGGAAGTATTGTAGGAGATATTAAAAATACTGGTGGAACTGTGTCTCTTACTGGTTTTTCAGGTTGTCACGAAAGTAGTAGTTCTGATACTTTAGAAGTAGGAATGGTGGTAAGTACAATAGACGAAGAGCATAGTGAGAACCATGCTAAAGTAGAAATTTCTAATTCAGTTGGAGATAAAAGAGTCTACGGAGTTGTGTCTGATTTAGAAGGATTAGATGGTATCAATGTAACTATTGCCTCCGTTGGTATATCGTCAATTAAAGTTACTGGTTCTTGTGTAGGTGGAGATTTACTAGAAAGTAATGGAGATGGAACTGCTAAAGTACAGAGTGATGATATTATTAGAAGTAAAACAATCGGAAAAGTAACAATGGGTAACTCAACTGAAGAAGTCAAGATAGTTAGTTGTGTGCTTTATTGTGGATAATAATTAACAAACAAGGAGTCAATAATGGCTAAAACAAAAAAAGAAACGCCAGTTATTCTAAAGTTAAATGATGTCGAATATGACGTTAATAAAGACTTTAATGACGAGCAAAAACGAATGTACTTACATTTAAAAAACATAGACGATAAAATAAATTCAAATAACTTTATTCAGGAACAACTTGGAGTAAGTAAAGATGGATTTGTTCGACTATTAGAAGAATCATTAGCTAAAACTGAAGAGGTAGAAGCAGAGTAATGATTGTTCGTCAATGTGCCTATGATCACGATGTAGTTATTCATAAGAATACTAAGCCTAATATGATCAAGTCTATTAAGAAAGCAGACGGAACGATAACATCTATTACTTATCCTAACTCTAAAGATTATTTCCTCTGTGTAGATGGAGTTATAGTAAAGAAAAGTGATTCGTTCAAAACTATTGAAGATGCTTATATAGATGAATGTGCTAAAAGACATTCAGATGGTCATGGGCGTATTGACATTGTAAACCATAAACTATTGAACAATAAGGTGACAGATAGATGAATAAAGTAATTAAGAAATTAAAAAATGGAGATTTTGAAGTTGTTAGTACGAGTTATAATGTTACTGTCATCTACTCTTATGCTGAGTAGTTGTACAAGTGGGTGGTCAGTTGGTAGTTTTGAATTGAGTCCAGAAGATTCTATGTATACATTTTTAGAGGTTATGGATCAAGATTCTACATCACATTTTTATGCAGACAAGGTAAGAATTAATTCAGACAACTGGTGTTTTACACACAATCAATGGGAATCTGTTAGGGAACATGAGTGAAGATGTCAAAACAGCTAGGAGTTATCGAGGTGGCATTGTGGATGATAATGCTATTGTCAGTATTAACCTCAAGTGGTTTGGACAAATTCTTGTTTTGGTTGGTACTCTCGTCTATGGTTACTATAGGATTGAGACTAGATTGGGAACACTTGAAACAAACTTTGCTAGTGCAGATGAACGGATTGGGGATTTACTTGATAAACACATCGTGGAAGAAAGGACTGAGAGAGAAGAGCTTGCAGAGAAAGTAGCTTGGTACGAAAAGAATATTAATCCTTTAAGCTGGGGTAAGAGGAGGAAGAAATAATGGACTTTATGGCAGTCTATGCAGAAGCAGGAATGATAGGCATTGTGGGAGTTATGTTTGTCTATCTAGTAATATCACTATCACAGAAATCAACAAAACAGCAGGAAACGCTAGAAAGCCTAAAGATAGAAAACAAAGGTCAGTCAGAGACTTTGCAAAACATGGAAAGCATCCTTATAAAACTTGTTGATAGATGGAATAAATCAGACGATACAAGGGATAGGCGTAACGAAGATTTATTAAAAGAAGTAAATGACATGAGTGATAAAATTAGCTACCTATCTGGTAGAATAAATGGGAGTGGTCGTGGATAGTTT